ACTCAGATCAGCATAGGTGGCAACACAACAGATGGTCCGGTTAGGATCTTTAGTTCATCGAGCGAAAAGCCTATTCTGTCCGCGACGTTTGGCGGGGCAGTGGCGTTTGTGGTTTCACTTAATGCCGGATTTGTGGTATTAGAAAATCTACATCTTCAAACCGCAGCAGGCTCGGTATCCCCTCAGTGCTTGAGGATTAACGGCGGCAGTGGCGAAAGCGAAGTACGCAATTGTATTTTAGACAACTCTGTGGGCGGTGGGTCGATTCTTTCTGTAGTAAACAACATTTCGATGGGGTTGAGCTTCATAGATTGTTTTATGACCGGTGGCCTTAGTTTTGGCAACACAGGTGTTGAAGCAAACCCGGCTGCTGTTATCAACTGTGTAGTACAGGGGTTGATAACCGTACAAAGATACCGTTCTCCAAGAATTATAAATAGCATTTGTAAAGGGATAAGACTAGCTCATTCCCTGTCCTCACATCACACCATAGCTAATAACGTAATCTATGATGCGTCCGATTCTGGGATATTGTTTGAAACGTCAGTTATAGCTCGAAACTCAATTGTAGAAAACAATATCATAGTAAATAGCGGGGGCTTTGGGATTAACTTTTCTGCCTCTAAGCCTCGTTGGGACTCTTGTAAGAGAAACGCTTTTTTTAACAATTCTTCTGGCAACAGATCAAACCTCGATCCGCATCCTGAAGACATCACCCTCACTGCCGACCCATTCGTCGATGCCGCAGCGGGTGACTTTAACATCAATAACACGGCAGGCGGTGGTGCTCTGCTTCGAGAATCTGTATTTGCTTTACCAGAAACCCCGAATACAAATCTAGCCCCATTCCGACAATGGCTTGACCCTATTCCGTCTGGCGGTGGCGGTGGTTTCTATATCAGCCAACCGGCAAGAATGCTCAGGTAAATTATGTATCCAAGAAACGCAGCATCACCGGAGCCAATCGCAATCGGTGTTGTTCTATTAACAGCCGATGGCACAATCCAAACTTCCGGCGTTACGGTTCGTATCAAGCCAATCGGTGTATCTGAAGCCGATGGGGCAGGTACGATAGCCTACAGTACAGATGGAATCGTATTATACACGCCAACACAAGCCGAAACGAATTACACTTCGTTTATCTTGATTGCGTCAAAAACGGGTTGTATTCCAACTTCGATTACGATTATCACAACTGCATCGGCAACGCCTGGAACAGTAAAACTCTCCCCAGTAGAACACACTGGGGCGACTATTCCATTAGTAGCAGTTGTTCAAGAACTTGGAGCAGAGGCGTTATCGGCTAGTGCTTTAGAAGAGGCGATTGCTCTTGCTGTTAGAGATGAGCTTACAACCGAACTTGCCAACCTTAGTAACACGGTCTGGAATCAGGTTCGCCATCGTCTCGGCATCGACGGCACCCGAGATATACCTGTCGAGGGATATGCAACCTTTTTAGGTCATGTGATCGCTACTAAGTTCGCGGTCGACTCGTCATCATCTCCTGGCCAAGTACCCATCAGCATAGTTTCCGACACCGCTGATCTGGTACAGATGAGCGATCTTGATTATCTGGAGTACATCACCATAAAAGCTGACGGATCGGGTTTCAATATTAACCTGACTGGTAATCTGATTGGTAAGGTCCTCGGTGCAGGAAGCGGGACCATCACAGGCACCGGTGTCAGGGCCGAATTGGCGAGTGGCGAAATTGAAGGCATCGTGACTGAACTTCTCGCCAAAGATGTTATCGCAATCGCAACGGTACTATCTGGTTCGTCCGCATCTGTTCTGGTCTCGACATCATCTAGCGAGTTGCTGATTCCGCATTACCTCAGAAATTGCCTGATGGTCATTACAGACATCACAAACGGCAATGAGCAGGTCCGGTGGATTGCTTCGCACATCGAAGACCTGGACACAGGGTATATGACTATCACGCCTGACGAACCTTTCGGGTTCACTCCTGCCGCTGGCGATACGATCAAGATTTATCGCACCGCAAGATGGACCGGCGTCAAGGCCGAAGACGTAGCCACCATCAAATCCAATACCGATAATGCACTTCGCACCGGAGTTCCTTATACTCATACCAACGACGATACCTCCGAATCAGTATCTGTAACTATTACTCCATCACCATAGGAAATGTATTATGCCATTTGTAGAAGCCACTAAGAACGCGATGCTTGATGCCGTTGTGTTCGATCGAATCCGACTCCACTCAGGAGCACCTGGAGCCGCTGGAACCGATAACGCTCTGGGAGCCGGATTGTCAGCAGCGACGTTTGCCGCAGCGTCCTCATCGTCTCGGGCCTTATCCAGTGCCGTCCTCGTTACAGGATTGGACGCTAATCAATCTGTAACGCACTTCAGCGTCTGGACCAATGCTGGAACGGTTTTCCGTGGCTCGGAAGCGATCACTTCCGGTGACACCACAGCAAACTCCGCAGGTGAGTTTAGCCTTGCAGTTGGTACGACGTTGACCCTTTCGGATAGCTGATAAGTTATGCCAATCATCCGTTTATCCCCAACGTCTATCATTGCAAGCTCCGGCTTGACTGGTAGCGTTACGGATATTCAGGACGATCCAGATTCACCGGATAGCTTGTGGTTACAGGCTAGTCCGACGAATAATAACGCAACCTCAGTTCGGGTTGCTATGGCTGATCCACCCGGCCACCTTAACCTAGGTGCCGGGTTGCAGGAAGTTAGGGTGTTGGTTCGTAAGACCAATCTATCGACCAACTGCACAGCGGTAATCGAGTTATGGGAAAATGGAACATCGATTGCCACGCTGGTTGGATCAACCACAGTAAGCAGTACGACTGGAGTTGTTTTATCCGGCACGTTTAATGCTAATCTTCTAGCATCGGATATGGGTGCCGATGTTGAAGTATTGGTACAAGGCGGTGTAGGTAGCGGTGGTCCGGCTAACCGATCCAGTCTTGAAGTCGGGGCCATTGAATGGAATGCTGATTACAACGATAGTCGCTCTGGTTCCGGTAGTATCAATGGAGTGGGGACGCTAACAGGGGTAGGTGAAGCTCCTGTATCCGCCGAACCTAATGAGGGTTTCGGTTCGGTCAATGCTGTTGCTACGTTATCAGGCTCAGGGGAATCAACCCGTAGTGGTAATGGGACCATTAACGCTATTGGTTTTTTAGTTGGCTCCGGCTTAGCAACGCAATCGGGTAGCGGGTCGATCAATGCGATTGGCTCTTTGACTGGGACAGGCGAGTCGCCAGTAGTCTCTGCCAAAGAAGGTTTCGGTACTATCAATGCGGTTGCTTCATTAACTGGTTCTGGGTTGTCAACTCAGGCTGGTAGTGGGTCGATCAATGCTGTAGCAACCTTAGCAGGAACAGGAAGCAAACCTTATCCAGAGACGGTTTATGATACAGTCTATCAAGACGTTTATCATACCGTCTATGCGATTACAAATAACGATAAGAGCGGTTCAGGAACGATTACTGCAATCGGCACCTTAACTGGTGTCGGTTCAACAGAACGATCCGGTTCAGGTTCGATTGACGCGATTGGGAGTATTATAGGTTTCGGCCTATCAGTCCGATCTGGAAGCGGCTCAATCAATGCGATTGCTACTCTGACAGGAGTGGGCTTAGCCAATCAGTCTGGCTCTGGCTCGATCAACGCAATCGCAACGATCACGGGTGCAGGCCTCTCCTCCCAGAGAGGATCGGGAACGGTATCCGCCGTTGCTACGATCACAGGGGTAGGCTTAGCTAATCAATCCGGTTCAGGGACGATTAACGCAGTCGCTTCCTTAACAGGTGTTGGGCAGGCACCAGAGGTAGTTCCACCTGCTTCCGGTTATGGATCGATTAATGCGGTTGCTACGCTCACTGGAACGGGTTCCACTACTCGAAGTGGGTCCGGCAATGTAAACGCAGTAGGAACGCTCACGGGAGTCGGAAGCACTGTCCGAAGCGGTTCAGGTACTATCGATGCGATTGGTACGTTATTCGGTGTTGGTAATTCAACTGGCGGTGGCATAGGGACAATCACCGCAGTTGCTACGTTGACAGGCGTAGGACTGACCCAACGATCTGGGTCCGGTTCGATCGACGCTATCGGAGCACTAACAGGGGTTGGACTCACCCAGAGAAATGGTAGTGGGTCGATCAACGCAGTCGGATCGATTGTTGGTATTGGCGGTGGAAGTTCCAGCGGTTTTGGTACTATCAATGCAGTTGGATCGCTTGCCGGTACTGGCTCCTCAAAGCAATCCGGTTCCGGAAATATCAATGCTGTCGGTTCCTTAAATGGTGTAAGTAATACTCCATACAAGGGTTCTGGTTCGATCCTTGCTATTGGAATACTATCTGGTTCGGGTACGACTCAATATTCTGGTTCAGGATCAATTGATGTTGTAGGTGCCCTGGTAGGTGTTGGTAGTCGAATATCCAGCGGATCAGGTTTAATTGATGCTGTTGGTGTAATTGTAGGTTCTGGGCTTTCTCAACGTTCTGGAGGAGGAAGTATTGGTGCCGTAGGATTACTTAACGGTGTCGGTGTTACACCAGGACCGGGTGGATTGATGTTGCAATACTATTATTATCTTGCTGGTTAATCATGAAATATAATCAACCCGGCCAACAAGTTCACGGGATTGCATTCAACTCTCAAGGTCGTGTTAGCGGCGACGTGGCGAATATCACAGTCTCACTATCTAAGGATGGTGGGCCTAGAGAACCGCTAGATAATCCTGTGGGTACAGAAATTGGTACCACTGGTGAGTATGTATTTGAACTAACTCAAGAAGAAACGAATGGTTATGCCTTATCATTCTCCTGGGAAAGTTCAACACCTAGTGTCCAAATACTAGGATCGCCCAGCAATCTAATCTACACAGTGATCACAACTCCGCCACCCGCAGTACAAGTTACAATTCTTCCAGGACAGGGACGTACTCCTAGAAGAAATGATATGACGGAATTAGTAGTTTATGAGCAGGAAGAAATTATCCAAGTCATTTCAGTTTTCCAAGACGATGGAAGCACTCCTTATGATCTAAGTGGTAAGACCTTAGAATTGGTGATGGAACGGGCCAGCGGTACCGACGCCTATGTCTACGATAATGACAGTCTGACTGTTTCCGGTGAAGACAGCAATCTTGTTTCGTTTCCACATGTTGTAGACGTTACTCAAACACCTGGAACACGTAACTGGACTCTATGGTCTTTAGAACCTCGAACTCTTATTCTTAATGGCACGCTTGAAGTGCGAAGGGCATCAAATGCGGACAACAGCTAGTCAGGTCCGAGCGGTAGCTCAAATTGACGAAACTATTAACGTTGACGCTTACATGGAAACAGCCCATGTGTTTGTCAATGATCTTGCCGCTTGTGCAACCTTAGACGACGCTCGCTTGGAGTTAATCGAACGGTATCTGTCCGCCCATTTTGCGTATATGGCCGGAGTTACTACAGGGGTCTCTATAGCCTCCAAAAGCATCGCAGGAGCGAATACGTCGTACACTCGTCCACAAGGCCAAGGCAGGCTCTCGGACAGTTCCTACGGACTTACAGCGATCCAGTTAGATACGAGCCGTTGTTTGGTAGGTATCCTAGAAGGCCCTGTATCCCTAACATGGTTAGGAACCGACAGATGAATATCTTACATGGGCTCTTAAAACAACGATGCGTTTATTGGCCACCCGGAGACATTGATAAGTTTGGGTCTATTTCTCCAGGGACTCCCGAGGAGCTCAAATGCCAATGGGAAAACAAACGAGCCGTAATGACCAATCCGAGTGGCAAAACCTTTGAGATTTCTACTAGGGTTTTCCTTGCCGTAGAAGTAGTAGAAGAAGGATGGTTATGGTTAGGAAATTATGCTGACCGACCAACTACCCCTTCTAATGAAACTAAGATTAAGAATGTATCTTCTTTTCAAGACGTAGATAATTCCGAAAAACTTTGGATCGCAGGTATATGACCGCTAAATTCAAAGCCTCTATGGCAGTCGTTAAAGAACGACTCAAATCAAATCTAGAAGAAGGCCTGTTGCTTGCAGCTAATGTTCTTCAAGCAGAGGCCCAAAAGTTGGCTCCAGTTGATACGGGGGCATTACGAGCCAGCGGATTCACTAGAAAAGACAATCTTGAGAATCCAAACAAAGTTCAATATACCGTAGGATTCACCCAATTCTATGGGATCTATGTCCATGAAATGCCTGGACCCTTTAAAGTGGGCCAACCCAAATTTCTAGAACAACCTGCCAGAGAATTGTCTAAGGAAATGGGCAACCTTATCAAATCCAAATACTCAAAGAAGTAACATGAGCGGAGAGCTCTTTAACAGTCCGGCTGAAATTATCCAACAGGCTCTAATAGACGATCTGTTAGGCGATGCCCCCGGAGTAGCCGGATGGCCTGTTTATGTGAACAACAATCAGCCCACTAACACAGCCAATATCACGGTCTTAGATACAACTGGATTTGTTAGAGGAAAAACTCATGTTGATGGGGAAGCCCAAGAACACTATGGAATTCAATTTCTAATAAGACATCCAAGTCAGCAAGAAGGTTATCAAAAAGCCAACAAACTACTGACTGAGACAAATGCTTATTGGAGAAAGATAGTATTCATTGAGGATATCCAGTATATTATTGACGCAATCACAAGCTCAAGCCCAATCATAAGAGTCGGAAAAGAACAACCCGAAGAAGTTCTTTTCGTATACAGTTTGAACGTTATCGCTTCCATCCGCCTTGTGTCATAAGGACAAATAAATGGTCACTACTGCTCGCGTCGTTCCGGTTGGTCTTAAGTTAACCGACGGATACCAATGCCTTATCGCCTTTGCCGAAGATAGTGCAATCGGCCTCTGGGAAAAGACAGTCAAGCCACCGGGTATTGAAGGTGGCGATGCTATTGATATCACCACTCAACATAATGAAGAGTGGAGGACGTCGGCTCCCCGAAGTCTTAAGACTTTGACGCCGATCCAGGTAACGGCAGCATACGATCCCGCTATGTTTGAAGGGATCCTTGCGATGATCAACGTGGTACAGTGGATCACCCTCCATTGGCCAGATGGATCAACTTATGATTTTGTCGGATTCCTTAAGACGGTAGAGCCTAATGCCTTAGCCGAAGGCACACAGCCCGAAGTTACGGTTACCATCGTTCCTACCAACGAATTCGAAGGGGCAGAAGTCGCTCCAGTTTATACTCCGGCTTCTGGCTCATAAGATCTGTTTCATTAGTTCCCCTCCCCCCAAAGATTCAAAAAGTAAGTATTATGCGAGAGATTCCTGTTCTTGATTTTTCAGACCTAGAACCTATTGAAATTCCATTCGAAGTGGACGGCACCAAATACTTCCTGAAAGAAGCAAGTGGGGCCACCGCTAAGAAGTTTCAAAACGAACGGATCAGTCGGGTTATCTATGGTGCTAATGGTAAGGTTGAAGGCCTTAAGAACGTTGCCGACTTAGCTCCGCTTCTTGTGTCTATGTGTATTACCACCGAGACCGGT